ATGCGGTGGACGTTTTAAATAAAGTGCCATACGTTACCATCGCAACTGATACTGATACTGCGGGGCAGGCATTGGCTGAGGAACTGGCTAGACGTATCGGCAAGGACAAGTGTCGCATTGCCCACTTTGCCTACAAAGATCTGAATGAGGCTTTCCTAGACAAGGGGAAAGACGTGGTTCTTGAGATCATCGAAAAGGCAGAGCCGTACCCAGTAGCGGGATTGTCGTCCGCCAGCAAGTTTGCAGATCGTTTAAACGACTTGTGGGGTAAAGGTACGGGCAAAGGTCTATCAACTGGCTACTCAAATGTCGATGAAATTTATACCGTAGCACAGGGTCAGCTTACCATTGTTACTGGCTATCCGTCATGCGGAAAATCCAACTTTGTGGATCAGCTAATGATCAACTTAGCCAAAGCCCACGACTGGAAGTTTGGTCTGTGTTCTTTCGAGAATCAACCTGAGATCCACATCTCCCGCCTGATGGAAATCTACAAAGAGAAACGATTCTTTGACGGCACTAACCGAATGACGGACGCTGATCGTGACGATGCGTTTAAATTCGTTGAAGAGCATTTCCTGTTCTTAGACTCCGAGGGTGCTGAACCCGCAACAATCGATTCGATCCTAGAGCGGGCGAAGATAGCCGTAGTCCGCATGGGTATTCGTGGCTTGGTGATTGATCCGTACAACTACATTGAGAACAAGGGCGGTCAAGCGGAGCATGAGTTCATCTCAGGGATGTTGACACGCATACAGGCATTCGCTAAGGCTTATGGGGTGCATATTTGGTTTGTTGCCCATCCAAGCAAGATCACTCGATCAGGCATGGATCTGCCAAGACCTGACGGCATGGCGATCAGCGGATCGATGGCTTGGTGGGCTAAGGCTGACTGCGGTATCACAATCCATCGTACAAAGGATCATGGGGTTGAGTTAGCCGTTTGGAAGTGTCGCTATCGTTGGATAGGAACTCAGGGGGAAACTACTTTGGGGTACAACAAGGTCACAGGCACATACTTTGAGCAAGAGGCATTCTGAGTACCTGAATGTATAGTACACACGAGTCACACTGGACACGAGTAATCACACTGTTTAAACGGCTTGCACAATTTCAGGACAAAAAAAATCCCCCCGATGACCGTAGCCAAAGGGGGGGATATATCATCATTTCTTAAGGGTCAATCTTTCAATGTGCTCCCATGCTTTTGAAACATAATCCTCGACATCTACATCGGGGCAATCAAAGCGAATGTCAATCAAGGTATCGAAAGCATCGTTGAATTTACGCAAAGCCTCCTGCTCACCGATTTTGTTCTGCTCAAATAAATGCTCAACCGATAGCAACTGTAGTACTACTTTGTTTAATTTAAATTGATTTTGAATGTCCATAAGTCCTCTTAATAGTTTTCAATTGAACGATCAGTCATCTGTGCCACCTCAACATCGAAGATGGAGCGCATGATGGATAAGACGGTTGCATCATCATTTTTTGCAAGTGCTTGCATCAACTCTTTTTGCAACGGATAAACCTTGTCGTGCAAGTCGCAATCCGCAGGGTTGACACCGAACTGACGGATCTCTTTAAGAACCATTTCGTTCTCTTCCTCCCAACGGATTTCGTAGTCTTCCGTATCTTCCGCACAACTTTGTAACCAACGATCAGGGTTAATCATTTAAGCCTCCAAAAATTTAAAATTATTTAATAAATCATCTATGCTTTGTTTGTGCGCTTTCCAGTCATGCGCTTGAATGTTGGACTGCTCCATTGCTTGATATGCGCCCAATAAATCAGCGTAAGCGCATTTGATTGCCAATACTTGGTCATCATTCATAAGTTGATTATCCATTCTTGCGCTCCTTAATTTCACGTTTAAGTATTTGTTGAAACAACTTCCAACGTGATGACTTTTTATAGCCCGCACGTTGAGCCTCACGATCTACAACCTTTACAACTGGTGTTGGTCTCATCGTTTAAACAACCCCACGAATAACGTTTGCAACGAATACAACCAACACAACATACAAAGCAACATCCCACAAGCGATCAATAAAATATTTCATAAGCCCCCCATTTAAACCGCAAAGAAAATTGCACGCAACGCTTGGTAACGTGTTGCGCCTTTGTGTCGAAGAATCCAATACGAATACTTGTAGCCGAACGAATGGATATTCTGTGCAACCTTGAATGGGTGTAACTCTTGATCCAAAAACATACAAATTTGATTCATGTAAGCCCCCTATTTAGTGAATGGTTTCATTGCTTGGATCGTTGGACTCATACACTTGCTCCACAACCCTATTGACGTAATGTAAAAGCGAATGCGGTGGAAGACCGCCCATGCAACCCGCATTAGCGAGTAGCAAGGCGAGTACCGACACTACGGTGTCCACATCCTTTCCGTTAATTTGATCGCCCATCAAAGTCATCAGGCTTTCAAACTGAGAACTGTCATCTTCCATAATCCCCCCATCGGGGGGCATAGCCCCCCACATTAGCGTAACTCCTTGAGCAGTTTGCCAAAGGATGCATCGGCTAGATTGTTGACGTTCTCTACATTCTGAGCGATCTTGAAACATTGCTCAACCTCAGTCTTGCCGACACCGATTGCTATTATTTTAATGCCTAGCTTGTCGGCAATACCTTGCAGGTGAACCATGTGCGACTTGGTGTATGAGTCGGCATCAGTCAGGAAGAACAGGATCTTGCGTTGCTCATCCCGCTTGCTCAACTCCTCCAAGCTTATGGATAGGGCAGAGTAGTCGGGAGTGGAATGCTTTGCCCACCTGCTGATTGATCCAAGCTTGGCAGATGCCTTGGTCAACGATTCATTCCAAGTCTTGAACGGAATGAACTCGGTGTACTCTACCGATGCCACGATGGTATCGGTGGTAGCACCAGTAGCACTCTGACTTGCATGACCATACCCGCCATGAAAGCCCACCACGTTGAATGATGCATTTGCTTTGTCAAGCATCTTGCTTAACTGAATCGCAACTGATTGGGCGGTTTGAATTCTGCGCCCATTGCCCATCGATCCTGAGCAGTCAATCAAGATGGTGACCGCAGAGGCTTGCGCCTCAACGTGATGCCGTTTAGAGAAGATCGCAGTACTGCCTGTTGCGTAGCGTGTAAACGCTTTGCGATCTAACCGCCCTGTCTCCTCATGGGTATTCCAACCGACAAGGTCAAGGCTACGCAAGATGCGTTGGATGGTAGCCTTGGTAGCACCGAGACCGCTAGGCTCGGAGTTGAACTCGACAGAGTAAGACATCTGCGCTTGTGTTTTATTGATTAGCATACGACTCCTTATTGCCACTCGAATGTGGCAGTTGTTGGTTTAGCTGAACTAGGACGGCTATCTAAGTGTGGGTTAAGTTCGGTGCGCTGATCCTTGAGTTCACCCTCGATGAACTCGGATGGCTCAACATTGCGCCCGCCTGCAAACTCCTTACCGCCACCGTTTTTATCGCCCGGCGATTTGTTTTTATCGGTAGGCTCACCCTTATCGGCAGGCTGATCGCCTCCCTCAGACCCTTTCTCGCCATCCTGATCGCCCTTGTCACCGTCAGTAGGCTTGTCGGTAGGCTTGTCGGTAGGATCACCATCAACGCCCTTGTCACCGTCCTCAGTCGGCGGCTTGTCACTAGGCTTATCGCCATGCTCGACAGGCTGATCACCGTCACCGTCTTGGTCACCACCCTCATCCTCGCCATCGGTAGGCTCAGGCTCAAAGTCCTTAAGACGTTTGAACAATTCGATTGCGATCTCTGCGATGCGGTAGGTGTTGGGTGCTACCTGCGCCTCGGCTAAAGCCCAACGCAGATCAGCAGACCAAGGGGCATCATCAACAATGCTTGGCGCATCGATGTGGTAGCCGTTTAAACGTCTTCCCTCGACAGCAAGTAAAAACGGTACGTTCTTGAGATCGTCTGCATCAACGTAGCCATTCTTTTTAAGAATCGAATTGAGCAACTCCTCGAACAATGCCTTGGCATTCGGTGCGTAGCCTGACTCGATGACCTTGCGCTCGATGCGGGGATCTTCAAGACCATTAATGAGATTGCCAACGAATTGACCATGCTCATTGCGAGCGGTGTCCCAAGGCTTGTTCTCGGTAAACCATGCATGACCGAGTTCATGGATCGCATAACCGATCAGGTTATTAAAGGTGGAGCGTTTCATCTCCGCACCCTCATTGATGGAGGGGAAGACGATCTTGGCATCCACCGTATTACCGACACGCTTGAAGATGATGCCTGCGGTAGATCCAGTCCACAGTACTTGCAACTGAGAGAACTCATTGCCTGTCGAACCAAAGACACGCTCGACAGTAGACTCGACACCACGTTTAGCATTGATTGCTAACATAAAACCTCCTTACTTAGTTAAGTACGATTTGAGATTGTTGACATCGATGGTGGCAGAAAATACACCACGCAACTCAGCCTCGCAATCAGCGGGGAACTTATTAACGATTGCATTCTCAAAGGCGATGCCGACTGGCACACCCTTGGTAATGGCACGTGCCCAAGCAAACAACTGACGTAGGCTTGGTGGTTGAGTCAGCACACCTGCTTTAGCTTTCTCACGTGCAACCGTAGCAAACTTGATCAGCACCTCCGATGCATCGACTGGTAAGCCAGTACGCTTAGACACAAGCGAGACCTCATCAGCAAATGGCAGGTACTCAAAGCGCAACGTGTAGCCAAAGCGATCAATGAATGCGGTGTTCTGATCACGCACACCTGCGAAGTTGCCCGACTGATCACCGAAACCGTTACTGTTATCGGCACAGAAAAACGCAACGTGCGATGCAACTGCGATGCGCTCACCTGTCTCAGCGATAACGATACTGCGGTGTGGGCTACGCTCACAGAGCGAATGCAGTACTGCGATTGACTGCGCTCTTGCAAAGCCAACCTCATCGAGGATGATCAGCGCACCTGTGTGTTGGATTGCTTGAGTGATGACACCCGCTTTCCAAACCACGTTGCCATCCTTGATGGTGTTGCCACCGATGAACTCGGCACGCTCCATCGCCTCATCGAAGTTAACTCGGAACAACCTACGTCCGAGGCGGGATGCAATCTGAGTGACGAACTCGGTCTTACCAGTACCACGCTCACCCGCAAGCCACACGTTATCAGGCAGGGGATCATCGAGCGCAACCAAGGCTTGATGCAGGTGCTTAGGATCGAACACGTAGTCATCGACACGTGCGGGAGCGGATGGATCGTTCCACAACTCGATGTCCATGTTGCTAAAGTCGATGGTCTCGCCACCGTACTCATAGCTAAGTGTGCCATCGAATACGTCTTTGACCTTGGCACGCTTGACCTTGGGTACTGACTGAGCAACCTTGGCGATCACCTCCTTTGGTGTGGATTTGCGGAATGAATCAAACAACTTGGACACCTCAGCACGAATGGTGTCTTCAATGACCTTGGGGTCAGGCTTTTCAACCGCATCAATCTTGACGTTTAAACGGTCTGCCAAGATCTTGAAGTCCTTGGCAATCTGTGTTGACTGTTGCAATGCAGAGTCAAGGGATCTGTCAGCAGTCGTACGCAAGGTCTCGACTTGTGCCAAGGCTTTGTCAACCTTGACTTGCGCATCGGTCACCGACTTGCGGATGTCATCAGGCACACCCTGTAAAACAGATGATGGCTTGGTGTTGCGCACCTCATCGATGGTGACGTAGCCACCGTTGATCAGGTCTGCCACGAACTGATTGTCATCAACAGGGTTACCAGTAAAGGCGCAGTTGGGCGCAAGCTTTGCGCCATGTTGGTCAAGCACCACCTGTACTACGGTGCGGGGGAGCAGGGAAATGATTTTTGGAATATTCAAGTTAAGCCTCCGAGAAAAAATTAATTAGCTAAAACGAATTGCTTACCGCATTGGCACGTAGGTAAACCCTTTTTGATCCAAGCATTGCTGACTCGGATCGTGTACTGGCTTTTGACTGAGCCATCAGGTGCATGAACAACGCACGTACCGCATACCGCCTTGATCATGCGTGTGCCTTGTGGCTTGTGACTACTAGCCACATTCAGCTTGGCATGAGGGTAGATCCCAAGCGACTCAAGGATCGGGGCAAAGTTCTCACGAAACTGTTTGCCCACCTTGGTTTGAGTCAGACTGCCCTCAAGCCACACCTTGCGGACACAATGTTTAAACTCTGTGCCATGCGATGAGCCAGTAACTGCGTGGCTTAGTTCGTGCATCAGCACACCGAGCACCTCGACAGAGTCATCAAGTACAGGCGAGATGAAGATCTGATGAGTCGCATCTTCCGATGCATCAGGTGAGAAGTGCTCCCCGACATTGCGGTATAGACTGCGTGCCCGCTTAGATGGGAAACCGCAAGAGACCCTGACGTGATCAGGGATAGGGAAACCGTTAGCGTGGAAAATGCCACGCACCGATGTGACTGCATTGTTGAGCCATTGCTCACGTAAAGCTTGGGTCATAGAACCTCCTTGTGTTTTTGTTTGCGGGAATACTTGCGTGCGGTGTGGCTACCTGCTCCACAACGCTTTGCGTGCTTTGCTACGAAGTTTCTGATAGGCATAAGCCCTCCTAATATCCATGTTTATCTGAGTCGAATGAATCGTCACCGTCATACCATTGGGTCTGATTCAATCCCTGTTTGAACACCTGATTTGCCTCTGATTTATGGTGATCAGAACCATATTTCAGAATGAATTTCAAATACTTTTTGCGGAGCGGGAGCGCAACTTTGTACTCACCCTCTGCGTGTAAATCCAACTCATGCAGGCAAACATAGGCTAGATCGTCAATTGTTTTATGGGAAAAAAAGTCATAACTGGTGTTGATTGGTAATGCTTTTAATGCTTTATCGAAGTCCATAGGTCTCCTAAATAAATCGATGCAAGGCGCATCCTCATGCCCCCAAGGGGAGGCATTGAGATGGGTCTTACTATGAGTTAAGCCACTCATCAAAGCTTTTGGGTGGTGACTCGCTAGTGCAAGCCAAATAGATTTGATACCGTTGCCACAATGTTCCCTGCATAAATTACACCTCCTCGAATTGAACTAATGGATCAAGCTTGAGCAACTCCCTTGATACCTTGATCAAGCGGTTGTACTTAGCCTGTACTTGACTGCCTGACAACTCACCGTCACAGGTCAAATTCTCAGGTGACAACTCGCCATCGATGCGACTGGCTAAACGCTGACGATCAGCGGGAATAGACAAGTCGTAAGGTGGTTTGCCGAATATGGCATTCCACGTGTTTTGCTCTGCTACATAACGTACTAATGCGCTCATAAAGCCTCCTAAGTAGATGCGGGATGCATCCTCTTGCCTGCTCATAACAGGCAATGAGAAACACCCTACAAGCCTGATAAGCGCAATCGCTACGGATCACGTCAGGCATCTGTCTATTCGGTCAGCGGAAAGCCACCGAAATTTAATTGCTTGGTTACGTCCCAAGCGACACTAGATTCTGTCTAGCTACCTCGTTTTTACGTACCCGAGGTCAGGCAAGCCTTTTCGTGTTCAGACCCATAGTGGATGGGAGAGGATCTGAACTAATGCCATATGGTGGAGGCATAAAACAAACAACCCTTGAAGTATACACACAATCAATTGCAACGTGTAAACACATTGTATGAATAGCTTGAGTAATCTGTGGGGTTATTGCCACAAGTCAGCCCTATATATAGGGAAAGATTCAGCCTGTTTTAGGTCTTATATAAGACCAGTCCTGCAAGCCAATAGATATAAGGGTCGAGTCCGCTATGGCATTTTCACGTGTGTACTAATGCACTTGCCTCATGTAGACACAAAGCGTCTCTAAAGCCCGCTAATGCGGTTTAAACGGTATGTATGGATATACAGTACTGGTGTCGCATTTTTGCAACCGAGCGGGAAATAGTCGAAGACGATCAGGCAAATGTATGGTAGTTGGCAGAGGCTCATGTAGTGAGCTAGTAAACTTGCATGGGTGACATAGAAGTGAACAGACTAGAAACATGATTGACAACATAGAGCGACAAGCTCATTATGTGAGCTAGTGGACGTATTGTTTAAACATAGAGGGGAATGCAATGGGCAAAGCAGAATTACTGGCAGACGTGATTAAAGAGAATGTGAACACGCAACCTGAGAATGGTGTAGACATTCCAAAGCGGGGGATTGATAGCGAAGCGAGACGGACGTATATCGAATCAGTAGAGGTAAAGACTAAGGTCAATGGACTGCCATATGGATTACATACAGAAGAGACCGATGAACCATCAGGCAGAGACAAGCGATTAACGAAGAGGCAGTTAGCATTCGCTAGTAACGTAATAGATGGCATGACACCTGTAACGGCTTACATGAGTGCATTCAAGTGTGACCACCTAACAAGCGCAACGATTCAATCGAGGGTGAACGATCTTCTAGCTGATGCGAATATCACTTTACTTTTACAACCTCTCACACAAGCCAAGAAAGAGATGATCATTAGCGATGATCGCATGGCACGTAGATACGTGATGAATGAATGGTTCAAGCATAGCGAGGATGTCTCCGTCCCAATCAACGTAAGGCTCAGAGCGTTAGAGCTTATGGCGAAAGCATCAGGAGTGTTCGAGACACGTGCCGAGCAAGTCACCGAGGCGATCGACATTGACACGCTCAAGCAGGAACTCGACAAGTCGATTGCGCTGATCGGAAAGTGAGAAACCCTGTGGAACTGTCATATAAGGCTCTGCGGGCGACCCCACCCACTCCCACCCCCGTCAATTCGACCCGTCCTGCGTGCCTTACCTTACACTCGAATCCACACAAACAATCCCATGCGAACAGCCCCCCTTTATGTTTCACGTGAAACACCCCCACCCCCCCTATATATTTTTTAAGAGTGTGGTAACATACCACGAACGTTTAAACAGGAGTCAGAAGTGAATATAGATGTACACAAAAAGGCTATATCCGAGAAACTTAAAGCGCTAGTCCTATCCCTAATGGCGGTACAAGCCGAGCTAAGGGGTCAAGAAAGGGCGGAATTAGCTGGTGCGATAGCACACGTCAGAAAAGCCTTGGAGCTGCTCAAATGATCTCCGAGGAGCACCCTGACCTTTTAACCCTCGATGGGTTCGATGAAGCCATCATCGGAGTCGTGGAGCGTAATGATCTGCTGGCAGTCTGCTATGACAAAAGCAAGATCCTTAGAATCCTGACAAGAGACATGAGTGAGATACAGGCTATCGAATACTATGAGTTCAATATCCTTGGTGCCTATATGGGCGAGCATACCCCTGTTTATTTGGATGTAATGGAGCTATGAAGACTGTAAGTGAGATCATGGCTTTTATACAAAGCCTATCCCATGCGGAAAGAGAAAGACTACTCCGCCTTCTGAAGTCCCTATATGGCATGAAAGACGAGGAATCCAATGACTGAGCGCCAAATGGAAGTGTTGCACTTCATAGAAGACTTTATTAAGTACCGAGGGTTTTCCCCTAGTTATGCTGATATAGCCACTGGTCTTAAACTCAAGAGCAAGTCTAATATCCACCGCATAATCCACGATCTAAAGGATAGAGGACTTCTTAAAGTTCAACCCAATAAAATCCGCTCCCTCGTTCCAATTGACAAAACCGTTGAGAAGATGACCTCACTTTGAGTTTATTAACCACTGCGGAGTTACAGCGTTACAGGGGTCTGCTAGATACCCTGCCCAAAGACTCCCCTGAGATCCCGAAGATCAAGGTCATCCTGCAAGAAGACCAAAAGGAACGCTGCAAGGAGCATTTCCTCTCTTTCGTCAACTGTATGTGGGCTGCGTTTATACCAGGCAAGCACCACAAAGACATGGCGGATGCCTTTGAACGGGTGGCTAACGGCACTCTCAAGCGTCTAATCATCAATATGCCGCCACGACACACCAAGTCGGAGTTTGCTTCCTATCTGTTTCCCGCTTGGTTCCTAGGTAAATACCCGCAGAAAAAGATCATTCAGACTGCCCACACCGCAGAACTGGCAGTAGGTTTCGGACGTAAAGTAAGAAACCTTGTCAATATGCAGGAGTACCAAGACATCTTCCCCACCAAGCTTTCTTCTGACTCCAAGGCGGCAGGTCGCTGGAATACCGACAAAGGCGGAGATTACTTTGCTATTGGTGTCGGCGGAGCGGTCACAGGTAAAGGTGCGGATGTTCTGATTATTGACGACCCGCATTCAGAGCAGGAAGCCATGCAAGGCAACCCAGAGGTCTACGACAGGGTTTACGAGTGGTATTCCTCTGGTCCTCGTCAACGTCTACAGCAAGGCGGTCAGATGGTGATTGAAACGACACGCTGGTGTAAACGAGAACTGACAAGCCAGAGCATACTAAAATCAATTTAGAGAGACGGAGACGAGTGCT